TAAGATTGAGGCGGATTGTGGGTGCTGCCCTTATTACAACTACACCAAAATGGATTGTGATGGTAGGACAATCAAACGCCCGCCCCAGAGTTGGTGCTATGTGGAGGAATTGATAAATGGGCAAAGCTAGATTACTTGGGCAGTATCGCAAATTCACCCCGAACCGGTACGCCGACATTCGCCGCCGCCCTACCGCCGTACTAAACCGGCTTGACCGGATGGCACGGCAAAAGGAAGAGCTTGAAGCCGTAAAAATGCAAAAGGATGTTGAAAAAAGGAAGGAGAATTAAAGACCATGAGAATTTATGTGTGCAGGCATAAACACCAGTTTTGTTTTCTGCCCACAATCGGAATCCTGTATCGGTTGAGTGGAAAATACAGTGTCAGGATTGCCGTCATGTGGCTTTTCTGGGGCGTAAGTGTTGGGATTGCTAAGAATCCGCATTACGAAGAAGACTTTGTGTGGAGGGCGTTTCTGGAAATGGAGGAAAAGGAAAATGACTCTGAATAACCGGTTACTGACCACTATTCAAGTGGCGGTGCTTTTGTACAAAGAACGAATTGGTCATGATCCAGGGGCCATTCTGTTGGAACGTGGGGCGTATGATGTAGTTACGGAAGCCACAAGGGAAGTTGCCTTGATTAGGGGGCAGAACGGAAAGGCAACGGTAACGTTGTTTGGAATCCCCGTGGAGCGTGTTTTGCGCCCTGGGTACGGGTTCTACATTTCGGAAAGGTGCTGTGTTAATCCAGGAGGTGCGGAAAATGCGGCTGATTGATGCGGATGCTTTTATCCGCTTTTTAGTGGAGCAAAGAGTCAAAAATACCGGAATGTTTACAAATGGCGTTAATAAGGCGTTTAATATAGCTATATCGGCGCTAAAAAATCAGCAAATCACGCCAACCGTGGACGCCGTGCCGGTGGTGCGGTTCCAGGAGCGCGAGAAAGCTGTCGTCCAGCTTCGGAAGAAGTGGTAGGATGCCGAAATGTTCATTTGTACCATGTGCGGTCATTTTGACCACAGTATAGCCGGAAATATTGTCTACGGGAACAAGGATTGTGGTGAGATCGTCGGCTACCCCTGCTGTAAGAAGTTCACCCCATGGATTCCCGTGTCTGTTCGGTTGCCGAAGGAACTTGAGCCTGTAAATGTGGTTTGGGTAAATCACAGACCAGAGCCGTATTACGGGAAAATTAAGGACGTACCGCAAAAAGCGACTGCTGTCTATTACAGAAAAAAGTGGTATTGGTGGTCATGTGTATGCGAAGATTTTCTTGCCGAGTACGGCAGGAACGAACCGGACTTGGTGGATAGCGACATTGAAATCACCCACTGGATGCCGCTGCCTGAACCGCCGAAGGAGGAACAAAATGAGACCGATTGACGCCGACAAGCTGCTAAGGGATTTGCGGGGTATCTGTGATGTGCTGGAATGCCAAGGCGACCCGTTTTTAGCGGCTATTGTCCTACGCTGTATCCGGTGCGTAGAGAACCAGCCCACGGTGGAAGCAGTACCAAAACCCGAAAACGAGTAGGTGAATACATGAACAGCGCAAAGGTATTTTTCAAGAGCCTGAAAGGCATTGACAAGCGGATTATCCGCAAGGAAGAACAGCTACGGCAGCTGCGGGAAGCCGCTACCAGCACTACGCCGGTCATGCAGGACGCCAATATTAAGCCGTCCGGCACGTCCCGCCCCGTGGAGGATAACGGGAGCAAAATAGTTGACCTGGAAGCCGACATAAAGGCAGACCGGGACAGGCTATGTGATGTGCGAATGAAAGCAAACCGTATTATCCGGAGTATCCCGGACAAGGCCCAAGGGGATTGTTTGGAATGCGTCTATATCATGGGCAAGACCCTAGATGAAGCGGCCACAGAATTAGGGTATTCCCATTCCGGAATCCGGAAATTGCACGGTTACGCCCTGGTTTCTGCCAATAAAATTTTGGACAATGACAAAAACAGTGACCCAAAGTGACCCAAAGTGCCTTGAAGTGACCCAGCCATTTATGATAACGTTATAATAGCAAAAGCATAAGACGGGTTCCTTCCTGAACCCACTCCGGGTTTTACTTCCTTCCCGGGGTGGGTTTTTGTTTTGCATATTCCGAAAGAAAGGTGATGAATTGTGAGCCAGTTAACAGCGAAACAGCAGCGGTTTTGCGACGAATATTTGATTGATATGAATATCACTCAGGCCGCAATTCGGGCCGGGTACTCCAAAAAGACGGCGTATGCTATCGGACAGGAGAACTTGAAGAAACCTATGGTTAAGGAGTACATAGAAAAGCGGATGGCCGAAAAGGAGGCCGCTCTGATTGCGGATCAGACGGAGGTCATGCAGTATTTAACGTCGGTCATGCGGGGCGGCAGCTCTTCCAGCGTCCTAGCACGGAACGAAGCCGGGGCCGACCGGGTGATAGAAAAGCCCCCCGACGAAAAGGAACGGTTAAAGGCGGCTGAACTGCTGGGCCGTGCCCACATGATGTTTACCGACAAGGTGCAGCAAAATGTGGATATGGACTTGAATATAACGGTTGACTACGGTGATGACGCCGGACAGGAATAAACAGCATGGATATTAAGATTCAGGCAAACCCAGGCTTTCGGGCGGTTAACCAGAGCCGGAAACGCTACATTGTGGAAAAAGGTTCGGCGGGTTCCGGAAAGAGCGTGGACGCCGCCCAGGAATACATATTGCGCATGATGCGGGACAAGGGCCGAAACCTTGTGGCTATGCGTAAATCTGACATTACCAACCGGGACAGCACCTTTGCAGAGCTTACGGGTGCCATATACCGGATGTTTGGGGACAAGGCGGGTCTATACTGGGCTATCAACATGTCCCCGTTAAAGCTGACCTGCAAGGCCAACGGCAACCAGATTATATTCAGGGGCATGAACGATGACAAGCAGCGTGAAAAGCTAAAATCCATCACCTTCCAGCGTGGCAAGTTAACGGACGTATGGCTTGAAGAAGCAACGGAGTTCACCCAGGCAGATTTTGAAATCATTGATGACCGCTTGCGTGGTGAGTTGCCCCCCGGCCAGTTTTATCAGATACGAATGACCTTCAACCCAGTGAATAAAAATCACTGGATTAAGAAGGTCTTTTTTGATATTCCAGACCCAAACGTTTTAACACACCATTCTACCTATCTGGGCAACCGCTTCATTGATGATGCCTACAAGGCCCGTATGGAGCGCAGAAAGCTAGTTGATCCGGAAGGATACCAAATATACGGACTTGGGGAATGGGGCGAGATAGGCGGCCTGATACTCCACAATTGGGAAATCAAAGAGGTATCACAAAACCTGAATGATTATGACGATATTGCCATAGGGCAGGACTTTGGTTTCAACCATGCGAATGCTATTTTGCTTCTAGGTATCAAGGACGATGACATTTCCATTCTGAAAGAAATCTATGTGTTTGAAAAGGACACATCGGAAATCATTCAGCTTGCAAGGGACATTGATGTCCCTACCAAAAAGCAAATGTGGTGTGATTCGGCAGAACCGGACAGAATCAAGATGTGGACAAAGGCCGGGTTTCGTGCTAGGGGCGTTGACAAGGGTGGTTCTGCTGGCTCTGTCAAAGCCCAGATCGACTATCTGAAACAGCATAGAATATTTGTTCATCCGCATTGCGTGAATACCATCAAGGAATTGCAGCAATGGAAATGGAAAAAAGATGAAAAATCAGGCGAATACCTAGACGATCCCGTTCCTTTCCAGGATGACGCTATGGCCGCTCTGCGGTACGGCGTGGAAGGTTGGCGGAAGGTCAAGCGGTGGCTGGTTTAATCAACAAGGAAAAGGAAGTGCCCACGAATGACATTGAAAGAAATCCTCCCACTGTTTGGCGGCGGCCTGGTGGGATTGCTTACGCTGATTCAGATTTCACCTATCAAGGTAGACCCGTGGTCTATGATTCTGGAATGGTTGTGGCGTCCAATGCTTTCCAAAATGGAAACACTTGAAAAGGACATGAAGGGCGTAAAGACTGAGCTAAACACAATCCGGGACGAAAACCGGGAGATTCACGCCAAGGATTGCCGGGTTCGGATTTTGCGCTTTTCTGATGAAGTCTACCTAGGCCAGCCGCACAGCCAGGAGCATTTCAAGCAGATTTTGGGGGATATCACCTACTACGAAAAATACTGCGACGCACACCCGGAATTCGAAAATCAAATTGCGGTTGCCGCAATCCAGCAAATCAAGGACACATACAACGACAGCCTTAAAAAGCATGACTTTTTGTCTTGAATGGTGGTGATTAGATGCTATCCATAACGGAAATTCAGAAATTTATTGACGATGACGGCCAGAGCAAGCGGAAGCGCCACGCAAAGACCGGCCTGAGGTATTATGAGGGCGACCACGATATTAAGAAATATCGGATATTCTTCATCGACGAAAACGGCAAGGTTCAGGAAGACAAGACGAAAAGCAATATCAAGATTCCACACCCGTTTTTTCAGTTGCTTGTCAACCAACAGGCCCAGTACATGCTTTCCGGCAAGGATGGGTTTGTGAAATCCGATATTCCGGAACTGCAAACCGAGCTTGACGCCTATTTCAATGAAAACGAAAGTTTTCTTGCAGAATTGAACGGCTTGATTTCCGGCGCTGTCGCCAAGGGTTGGGAATATATGTACGCCTACAAGGACGAAAAATTCCGGACGGCGTTCAAGGTGGCCGACAGTATCGGCGTCGTGGAAGTAAGCAAGCGGGAATCCGGGGACGGCAACGCCTATATTATCCGCTGGTATATCGACCAGATAACCAAAAATGACACCACCGTCAAGCGGATCGAGGTATGGAGCAAGAAAGAAACCTGGTACTACCGGCAGGAAGGAAGCGGCGGCATTGTCCCAGACGATTCCGTTTCCCCGAACCCCCGCCCCCATATCATCTATCAGGAGGACGGGGACGAAAGCACATACTGCGACAATTACGGCTTGCTACCGTTTTTCCGGCTGGACAACGGCAAGAAGCGGTTTAGCGGCTTGAAGGTCATTAAGCCGCTGATTGATGACTATGACCTGATGAACGCCGGACTATCCAACAACATTCAAGACACGAACGAGGCGCTTTACGTCGTTAAGGGCTTCGAGGGCGACAACCTGGACGAGCTGCATTTCAACGTTCGGACGAAAAAGCTAATCGGTGTACCCGAGGGCGGCGGCGTGGAAATCCAAACCGTGAATATTCCGGTAGATGCCCGAAAGGCGAAAATGCAAGAGGACGAAAAGAACATTTTTCGTTTTGGCCAGGGCGTGAACACCGAGGCCCTAAAGGATACCAGCGCCACAACGTCCATTGCTATCAAATCCGCTTACGCAAACCTTGACCTTAAATGTGACGGCCTGTTGCCGTTCCTTCTAAAGTTCATGCGAAAGCTCTTAAAGCTTGTGTTGAAGGAGATCAACGACACGAAGGAGACGTCTTATGAGCAGAAGGACGTCTACTTCAATTTCACCCGGCAGATCATCACGAATGCAAGTGAAAACGCCCAGATTGACCTTACAAAGGCCCAGGAACAGCAAGTAAAGGTTACCACTATCCTGAATATTGCGTCCATTATCGGGCAGGAATTGGCCGTGCAGCTGATTTGCGAGGCTCTAGACCTGGACTATGACGATATCAAGGACAAGTTGCCAAAGCTGGAAGAAGACCCGGCAGCGGCGGCCCAAAGCCTCCTAGACGGTATAGCCTAAGGGTGATGTGATTTGAACAAGTGGGAAATTGAAGTGCAAAAATCCCTCCTGCAAAGCGAGGCGGCGGCTATTAAGGCCTTGGAAGCCCAGTACAAGCAGGCGTTAACCGAGGTCAAGCGGAAAGTGCAGGACTTTCAGGCGGAAATAGATATGCTGGATGCGGCGGCGAGCCAGGACGGCATAGACGATGCTACCCGGGCGCTGCTGCTGTCACAGAAGCGGTCTAAAATCTACCAGAAGCAATACCAGACGGCCATACAGGGCCAGATTTCGGCCATTCTGGATAAGATGCACGGGGACAATTACAGCACCATACAGGGCTATCTAAAGGGCTCATACGAAAGCGGCTATGTGGGCACCATGTACGACATGGCTAAGCAGGGGGTGCCGGTCATTGTCCCGATAGATCAGGCGGCGGCAGTTCGGGCTATCCTGACAGACAGCAAAGTGAGCAAGGGCCTTTATAACCGCCTGGGCGTGGAAGTATCCGGTCTGAAACGGAGCATTACCCAGGAAATCAGCCGGGGTATTTCTGTTGGTATGTCGTATGCGGATATCGCCCGGAACATTGCCAACGTCTCCCGGGCCCCGTTATCCCGGACAATGACCATAACCAGGACGGAAGGGCACAGAATCCAGCAAGCTTCCACCGTGGACGCCCAACAGGCCGCAAAGGCCAAGGGTGCCGACGTGGTGAAGCAGTGGGACGCAACGCTTGACGGCAACACCCGGGATTCCCACAGGGCCGTTGATGGGGAAATTCGGGAGCTTGACGAAAAGTTTTCCAATGGCCTGATGTACCCCGGAGACCCTTCCGGGCCCGCCGCTGAGGTTATCAATTGCCGGTGCACGTCGAACACCCGGGCACGCTGGGCACTGGATGAAGACGAGTTAAACACCCTGAAAGAGCGGGCGGAATTCTTTGGACTGGATAAAACGGAGAATTTCGAAGAGTTCAAGGCAAAGTACCTTGATGTATCAGACCAAATTGTAAAAGCGGAAGCAGACACCCCATCAAAGAACATAAATGGTGACACAATCATTTTTGATGATAAGTTGAACAATAGAAAATGGAGTGAATCTGTTAAAGCTATTAAGCAACTTTCGGATGAATATGATACGAGGCTTTACAAAGTGACCGCTGGTGCAGACAGAGGTGGTGGCACTGTTGATATGGGTGGCCTTATGCGGCTCTCCTCTAACGCCCCTGATATAGCATACCATGAATTTGCACATTCCATGGCTATGGAAGCCTTGACAAAGTACAAAGTCGTGGACGATTCGGCATTCTGGAAAGAAATAAAGGCGGTAAGGCGGGCGTATATGAAAGATGTCGGGGATGATACTGCCCGATGGATAAGCACCTATGAACATGGATCACGTTCTGTGGATGAATTTTTCGCAGAAGCCTTTGCACAAGCCAAAATGTCACAACTTGGCCTTTCACTTCCTGAAAAATACGGAACTGATTTGACCTACTCCAATAAAGTCCTTGAAATCGTTGACAAATATTTCAAGAAACCACTTGAAAATTCTGACAACGGTGGTAAAATTAAAATTGGAGTTCAGTTCTTCGCAAAAATGCCGGAGGAAAAATTCACAGCATATGCGTTGAATCCACAAAAGGCACCAGATAAAGCAAAGGCTTTCAAGAATGCTTTGGGTTACGACATGAGCAACTTCAAAGACCTGATTCAAAATATCAACGATCATATTGACGAAAGCAAATTTGTTGAAAAAGACGATATCGGTTATGGTATGCGCTATGAATATGTGGTTGAGCTTGAAGGGCCGAATGGTAAAAAGGCAAATGTTTTGACTGCCTGGATTCAGGACGGTAAAGATAAGCGATTGACAAGTGCCTATGTAACAGAAAAGAAGGTGACAAAATGAAAATCAAACAGTACGATAGAGTTCTTCTCAAAGATGGGGATTACGCATATATCGTGGAGATTTTCGGAGACGGCAAAGACCTTCTTGCCGATGTAGACAGAAAAGAGGGTACCGAAACAGAGTGGATAAAACCTGATTCCGTTGAAAAAATAGTTGATTAAAGCACTGTGCATTCGCATGGTGCTTTTTTCATGTCCAAACGTGCACAAACGCACGGCGTGTGTTTCTATGAGTTTACCGTGCGTTGCAACCATTTTCGTGAGGTAACGAAAATGATACCCCGTAAATCCGTAAAAAGGCAGTTGTTGCAGAATACGCAACAGCTGCTTTTTATATTTCAAAACCCGAAAGGAGCAAACAAAAATGATCGATTTGACCCCCATTGTGAACGCCCTGATTACCCTTCTGGGGCTGCTGCTGACCACGTTCCTGATTCCCTATATCAGGGTCAAGCTGGGCACCGAAAAGCTGTCCCAGGTGAAAAAGTGGGCGACTATCGGCGTAAAGGCCGCCGAAATGATTTACACGGATTCCGGCATGGGTGACGTAAAGAAGCAGTACGTCCGAAAATTCTTGGAATCCAAGGGTTACCAGTTGGATATGGACACCATCGACGCACTGATTGAAGCAACCGTCCGAGACATGAAAAATGAAGTCTTCGAGATTTCGGCGGTGCCCAGTCTGCCCGAGGATGAAGACGAAGAGCCCGAAGAGTAACACCCATATAGCGCCGGTTACGGCTTGCCCGCTGAAAGCCGACAATTTCATAGCGATTAAAGCCGGGGTATCCCGGCTTTTTTCATGCCCTGAACATGGCGCTTAAACTGTTCAACATTCTGTCTTTGCGCCGGACGCTTAAACGGGCGCTTGCTTGTGGATGGCACCACGCTTAAAAACAGCAGCAAGAAAGGAACGTAAACCATGGAATTTCTGAAAGAGATTTTGGGTGAATCCCTGTATACACAGCTGGAGCAGGCGCTGAACGCCTACAACGGCAACGAGGCCAACAAGGACAAGCAGGTCAAGCTTGCAAACCTGAGCAGCGGCGAATACGTTGGCAAGGGCAAATATGACGGCCTACAGACCCAGCTTGACAGCAAGGACGCCGAACTGACAGCGGCCAACAATCTGATTGCCGAACTCAAAAAGGGTACCAAGGACAATGACGGGCTTCAAACGAAGATTACCGAGTATCAGACCCTTACGGACACGCTCCAGAAAGAGCTTGAAAAGACCAAGATTGAAAACGCTATCCAGCTGGCCCTCCGGGATGCAAAGGCGCTTGATCCTGATTATCTGGCCTACAAGCTTCACGAGAAGTACAAGCCCGAGGAATTGACGCTTGACGAAAGCGGCAAGATCAAAGGCATTGATGACAAGCTTTCCGGCCTGAAAACCCAGTTCCCGGGACAGTTCGAGAAGGCCGGTAGTAAGAAAGTCGTTGTCAACGAGCTGAACGAGGGCAAGGACGGCGAGGACGAACCCAAGAATCTGGCGGACGCACTCCAGATGGCCTATGAGGCCAAAAATGAATAAGAAATGAGGTATTAAGTTATGGCTATGACCCTTGCACAGATGAAGGAAGGAATGAGCGACAAGGTTTCCCAGAAGATCGTGGACATTTTCCTTCGGGAATCTGAAATTCTCCAGCTACTTCCCTTTGACAATTGCGTTTCCCCTCAGGGTGGTTCCACTCTGACCTACGCCTATATCCAGAAGAAGCTTCCCTCCGTGGCCGCTTTCCGTGCGCTGAACACGGAGTACACCCCCAACGAGGCAACCGTGGAAAAGAAGACCGCCGATTTGAAGATTTTCGGCGGCAAGTTCCAGATTGACCGGGTGCTGAACCAGGCCAACGGCAAGTATAACAATATGGCCTACCAGGTGGAGGAAAAGGTGCTGTCCGCTATCAGCCTGTTCCACTACACCCTGGTGAACGGCGACGCAACCGCCCACGAAACCGAGTTTGACGGCCTGGACAAGATGCTTGCCGGTACCTCCACCGAGTACAACACCGGGGCCGTTATCGACGTGTCCGACATGACCAAGCTGAAAGCGAACGCCGACCAGTTTTATGAGCAACTCATGCTTCTGATTAAGAACACCCGGGCGGATGCGCTGCTGATGAACAACGCCACGATTACCAAAATCCAGACCTTGGCCCGTATCCTGGGCTACAAGACCGAGACTGAGGAAGCTTTCGGGCGGAAGGTTACCAGCATGGACGGTGTGCGGTTCATGGATTTGGGCAAGAACTACACCGTTTCCGGTACCACCGTGACCGGCAACGACTGCGTTAAGTCCGGTATCAGCCGCACCATTGCGGGCGGTTCTTCCGCAACCACCGGCATTTCCGACATTTACGCCGTCAAGTTCGACATTAACGACGGTTTCCACGCCGCTTCCCTGACCGGTGACAGCGCTATTCACAAGTATCTTCCCGATTTTGACACCCCCGGCGCTGTCAAGAGCGGTGAGGTTGAAATGGTGGCTGCTACCGTGTTGAAGAACACCGCACACGCTGGCGTTCTGCGGAATATCAAGATCATCTAAGGAGGGAAAGAACATGGCAGCGAAAAAGACTGGTGCCGTTTCCGGCTACAAAATCAAGGTCAAGGATAATCCCAAGTTTTGCGGCGTAGGCGCTGGCGGCGTACAGTTTGCCTACGGTGAAGCCCAGATTTCCGGGGGCCGTATGGCGGACTGGTTCCGGGAGCATGACGGTTACGAAGTCACCGAGATCATGGCGGAAGATGCCGATTCGGCTGAATAAGGCGGTGCCGCTATGCTGATGACCGTTGCAGAGCTGCGGCAGATTGTGGCAACGGATGAAATGGATCAGGCGCTTGAAGCACGTCTCCAGGCGCTTGAACTGTTAATCCGGGCCTATACCAACAACAATTTTCAGAAGCGGGCGTTTCGGGCGGTTGCGGTGGCCGTAGCGGCTGGAAATCAGCTGATAGCCCCAGCTACTATCCCGTTCAAGGCAGGGGACACCCTGGAAATCACGGAATCCGAGTATAACGCCGGACTGTTCACCATTAACGGCATTGACGGCCAGACCATGACTGTGAATGAGCCCTTGTGTGATGAATCCGGCGTCGTTATCACGAAAGTGGTATACCCGGCAGACGTGAAACTGGGTGCCGCTAGAATGCTCCAGTGGCAGCTTGAAAACGGTGATAAAGTCGGCGTACAGTCTGAGACCATTTCCCGGCACTCTGTGACCTATTTCAACATGGACGGGGATAATTCCACCATGGGTTTCCCAAAGTCCTTGTTGGGCTTCCTGCGGCCTTACAGAAAGGCCAGATTTGGGCAGGGGTTGCGGGTATGATCGGCGGAAATGTGTATGCGGTTATCCAGTGCAAGACCACGGAAACCGACGAAATCGGGGCCCAGGTGGAAGCCTGGGCAGACGCCCAGACGGTGCGGGGCTGGCTGGATTTGTCAGAAACGAATAACAGCACGGCCTATAGCAAGTACAACGCCAAGATTCAGGAATCCACCCATGTTTTCACGTCTGATTATGTCAAGCTGAATGACGTTATCACCGCTGAGAATGCCCGTGCCGTCATTGACGGAAAACGGTACGATATCACAATGATTGATGATCCCATGGGGATGCACAAGCAATTGGAAATCTACCTAAAGTACACAGGGGGCCAATAATGAGCGTTGAATTTCGTGATTTCAGCTTACAGGTCAAGGCCGCACTGGATGACAAGACGGAACAGTTCTTGGAAGAGGCCGCTTCCGAGATTGAGAGTGCCGTCCGTAGAAATTCCCGTGTTTCTTCCGGCCAGCTGAAAGGCAGCTGGGCGCACGTTGTCGATAAAAAAGAGGCAACCATAGGAAGCCCGCTGCAAAATGCGCTTTGGGAGGAATACGGCACCGGTGAATATGCAGTCGGTGGTGACGGCAGAAAGGGCGGTTGGGTCTACTATGATCCACTGTATGGCAAGTTCCACTTTACCCGTGGCAAAATGCCAAACAGAACCCTTCAACGGGCCTTTGAAAGCTGTAAAAATGCTATCATCAACCGGGCAATAGAAATTTTCGGGGAGCTGGGAAAATGACAAAGAACGTTTTGAAAGTCGTGAAAGCGGCCATGCAGGAAATGGGGCTGGAATACAGCTTTAAGCGATTCCGCAAGCGACCGGAATACCCTTATTTCGTCGGGACATACCTGGAGACCGACCCGCTGGACGAGGACGGCTTGCAGGAATGTACCTTTATCCTTGACGGGTTCGCCCGTGGCCCCGGGTCAGAAAGCGCACTGGAAGCGGCAAGAGAGCAGATCAGAAACTATTTCACATATTTAGGAAGGACGTTCACGTTCGATGACGGCACGGTGTGTGTTATCGCATACGGGAACGCCCAACCTATTCCGACAGATGATGCGGAATTAGACCGCATTCAAATAAATCTTACAGCAATGGAATGGAGCGTGAGTTAATGGCTATTTGGGGAAAATCCGGCGTCACCAGCAAGACGCCCAAAAACACGTTTTTTGGTGCCGGTACGATTCACAAGGGGCTGAAATACACCAAAGGTGCAGACGGCCAGCCGGGTTCCTGGAACCTGATGGAATCCCTTGTGGGCGCAACGAGCGGTGGTTCGAAGTTTTCCATTACGCCGGAGATTTTCAACATTGAAGTTGATGGCGTCGGCGTCAAGTCCAAGGGCATGGCCCAGAAAGTCGGCGAAACCGCAATCATGGAAATCAACCTGTCCGAGCTGACGGAAGATATTATTCTTGCGTCCACGTTCGGTGAAAAGGTGGAGTCCGATATTTCCGACTATGATAAGATTCAGCCGAAACCCGAGATCGAAGAGGGCGACTATTGGGAAAATATCGCCTTTGTCGGTAAGACCGTGGGCGGTGAATATATCTATGCCATTTTGGAAAATGCCCTTTGCACCTCCGGTCTGGAGCATGAGGGCAAGAACAAGGATGGTTCCGTGGGCAAGTACACGTTCGAGTCTTACGCAGAGTTCGACGAAAATGTTGACAAGGATATTTTGCCCTGGACTATCTACTACCCCAACCGTGAAAAGGCGGTTGCAGGGCAGAAAGCAGCGGCCCAGGGGGCGGCAGTCCAGAAAGCGAACTGACATAAGGCCGGGGCAACCCGGCCTTAACCAATAAGAAAGGGTTTTTACAATGGAAGAAAAGAAGAACTATACTTTGCGGCCCCTGATGGCCGACGATGTATTCCCGATGCTACGGATCATCTCCGGCATTGGCTTGAAAGAATTCGGGAAAGCCTTTTCGGCGGATGATGTAAAGGCCATTACCGCCGCCGAAAAGGGCGGCGAGAAAGACGGCAAAAAGCCGGATACTGCGGCGATTGGCATTGTCGTTGCGGCGAACATTGCCAACGTGATTTTTGCCAACCTTGGCAGCTGCAAGGGCGATATTTATAAGCTGCTGTCCAATCTGTCCGGCATGAAGGTAGAAGTAATTGCGGGCCTGCCCCTGCCTATCTTCATGGATATGGTGGTGGATACTGTCAAGAAGGACGAATTCAAGGATTTTTTCAAGGCTGCTGCAAGGCTGCTCAAATAGGGGACATTCGCTTCATCGACTTGCTTTTCCGGCGATATTCCGACCCCATAGCGCTGCTTAACATGATGATTCGTGCCGGGAGATTTTACGATTTTTTATGTGAAATTGTGGATATCCAGAACGAGGAAACAGGAGAACAAGTGCTATGGGATATATGGCTACATAAGGTTTTCGGACAATCCTATGCAGATTTCAGGGATTCGCTAGGGGACAATAGCAAGCCGGAAGACGGCGAAACGAATACCGAGAAAGTAGACCTTGCAACGCTTCTTAAACAGTCGGAAGAAATCCTTTCTTTTGTGCCGCCCGATGTGCTGTAATGCTGCGTCGAGCGGTTTTTCTATCTTCACAGGGAAGAAGGTGAAGACCATTGACCGTATTTGAACTCTTTGGAAAGCTGTCCCTGGATTCCAGCGATTACGACAACAAGATAAACAAGGCGAAAAATGAAACGTCAACTTTTGCGGAAGTTTTGAAAGCAAATCTTACCAGCGAAGCAATTATTGCGGGCGTGAAGAAGGTTGCTAGTGTTGTCGCAGAGATCGGCAAGGCGTCCTATGACGGCTATACAGAGTTTGAACAGTTAGCGGGCGGCGCTGAACTGATGTTTGGTGATGCCTACGAATATGTATCGCAGAAAGCAAAAAACGCCTACAAGACCGTGCAGCTGTCGCAGAACGGCTATTTGCAACAGGTAAACGGACTTGCAACCGGCTTAAAAACGGCCATGGGCGGCAACGCACAGGCCGCCGCTGAACTTGCCGATAAAGTTGTAACCGCTGAGGCGGACGTGGTGGCAGCAACGGGCAATTCCCAAGAAGCCGTGCAGAATGCCTTTAACGGCATTATGAAATCCAACTACACAATGTTGGATAACCTCCAGCTGGGCATTAAGCCCACGAAAGAAGGTATGCAGGAAGTCATTGACACGGTAAACCAGTGGAAACAGGCGAACGGGGAAGCGGCTGAGTATACCATTGACAACCTGGCGGATTGCCAAGCGGCCCTTGTCGATTATATCGAGATGCAAGGCATGTCCGGCTATGCGGCGAGAGAGGCGCTGACTACCATTGAGGGCTCCACAGCGTCCATGAAAGCCGCATGGGAGAACCTAGCAACCGGAATGGCCGACAAAAACGCCGACATGGAAGAGCTAGTGCATAATTTCGTGGACAGCGTATTTGTAGCAGGGAAGAACATTGTCCCTAGGGTAAGGCAAATTGTTTCCGGTGTTGGAACTGCAACAACAGAAGCTATTGCGTATCTGCGGGAAACAAATAGCACCATCGACCTGGTTGTTACTGCCATGGAAGATGTGACGGTAGCTGCTGCCACGGCGGGTGCGGTGCTTGTTGCCAATATGGCCGGTAATGCGGTGCGCAATATCGCTACCATATTCACGGCAAACGCAACGGCCCTAGAATATTTCACCGTAGAAAGCGGAAAAGCTGCTGTCCAAGAAGCAACCCTGAACGGCGTTTTTTCTGCCAGTGAAATAGTCGTTGGTGTGCTGACCGGGAAGATTTCCCTCGCTACCGCTGCGCAATACGCATGGAACACGGCAATAGCCGCCAACCCGTTGGGCGTTCTGGCCGTTGGCCTGGGTGCGGTGACCGCTGCAACCGTAAGGGCGGTAAAATCGCAAAAGGAACATATTGCCGCAATGGCAGGAGAACCGCAAACCGTTGAGGAAGCCCGAGCGGCGCTTGACGAACTGCGGGCGGGCTATGATGCGGCAGTAGAAGCCCGAGATGCTATGTTTGAGTCCACGGGCAGCTATGACGATACCAAAGAAATGATGGATTACGCCGACGCTATCAAGGTAGCGGAAGAAAACCTAAAATCTTTGGAAGAGCAGGAGAAACAGGCGGCAGAAGCACAGGCGGAAGCGGTGGCGAAAGCTGCGGCGGAAGCGGAAGAACCCGCAAACCGGTTAAAAACCGCAACCGAGGACTATTACACGACCGTCAACGACATTATTACCAAAACGGCGGAAACATACGACCAGATTTCACAGAAAGCGGCTAGCTGGTACGAACCTTTCGAGAAAGTTACAAGCGATGTCAAAGTGAAAATTGAGGATATGACAGCCGGTTTGCAGTCGCAGATTGAGTATTTCCAGAACTACAGCGAAAACGTCAAGACTTTGACCGAGGCCGGAATGGGCGGCTTTGTGACCCAGCTGTCAAGCATGGGCACGGAAGGTGCCGCATGGGCACAGGCCATGGTCGACAAGCTGAATGAAGCCGGTGGCGCAACATCCGAGAAGACCCAGGAGATGGTCAAGGACTTTGAGACCTTGATATCTACTAGGGATCAGGCTATGGACGAATTTAGTTCTTCCATGGCCCTGGGCGTTAACGACACGGTTAACCAGATCGGCCAAGTGACGGAAGACTACATTGCCCAGATCAAGGAATGGGATCAGACCGGCGAGGCTACACAATCGGCCCTGAACACCATGGATGGCCTTAAGAGCGGACTTGCGTCCGGGGCTAGTGCCGTGTATTCGCAGTTAACAACCATCGGTAAGAAGATGACCAACGCCCTGCAGCAGGGCGTTGGCACAGTCTACATTGACGTCAAAGTCAGAGGCGACGGGGCGCAATACCTTAGTGACAATGGCGTGAGGATCAACGCTTCCGCTAGAAGTGGCCTGGACTATGTGCCTTTCGACGGCTTTATAGCCGAACTGCATAAGGGCGAAAGGGTGCTGACAGCGGCGGAAGCCCGACGTTATAAGGCGGAAGCGGCGTCTTTGAAATCGTCCGGTAACGGTGCGGCGGATGACGGCACCGGCAACATGGCAAGCCGTGGTATTACCATCATCCAGAATATCACCGCTACGGTGCAGTCCGATGTGGAGCTTGCGGCGGCGACCGAGGCTTATTTCACACAAGCGAGGTGGGCAATGTGAGAAATTTTAATAATTTGTCGAAGCTATTTCGCTATGTGAACGACAACGGCGACAGCATTACCTTTGACTTTGCGGGCGGGTACCTTATCAACAAGCCAACCGGCATTGATACGGTATCCGTCTCACTGTCTCAGGCGAAAGGTATCAACCAGACCGGCGCAACAATCCAGAGCAAAAACGTGCAGCCTAGGCCTGTAAATATTACGGGATATATCGTTGGCGATAGTCAGGCTGACAAAAAAGAAAAACTGTTGTCTGTCATCCGGCCTGACCTGGGTGGAAAGCTATACGCCGATGACTACTATTTGCATGTGTATCCCACGGCGACGCCGAACATTGAGCCGAAACAATGGGGCGCACAGTTCCAGTTTTCACTTTTAGCGGCTTATCCGTATTGGTGCAAGGATGATTCCGCTTCCGTTGCGCTGGCTGGTATTGAACCGCTATTCAAGGTTGGGCATTGGGACAGTGCCAAGCAATGCGTAGTTGGAGACTGGAATATCTCTAGGCGATACCAGTTCGGGCGGCTGAAACAAGAACTGTTTATGAACGTTCCGAACCGTGGACAAGTCCCGGTTCCGTTCACGGCCACATTTACGGCGAGTGGAGATGTAGAAAATCCCAAAATCACCAACGCCGCAACGGGCAAATTCCTGATTGTCAACAAGTCCCTTGTCAGCGGAGAGCGGTTGTCGGTACAGATTACGCACGACCGGACTTATGTCACATCTTCCGTGGATGGGGATTGTCGGGGTGCGTTGAGCCTGAAAAGCAACCTGTTCCAGCTGGAAGTTGGGGACAACGTATTGAAGCCGGAAGCGAAGAGCGGACTTGCAAATCTGCAAGTCGGCATTGACTTTGCAACGGAGATTGTGGGGATTGCGCTATGAGTTTCGAAATATACCCTGAAGATTTCCATACCCGGTATGAAATCCGGCATGCAATCAGTATTATCATGTCCATCTATTACAACGACATTGGGAAACTGATACTTGTTGCACCTGTCAGCGATTACAATATTTCCGCCTTGAAAGTTGGTAATTTGCTTTATGACACAGACAGAAAAGTAACATTTGTAATAGAAAACACGAAGATTGACACAACCACAAACCGGATAACGGCAAACGGGTACACTGCGAATTGGTACTTGAACAAGCGCATTATTGCAACCGAGTACCATATGACGAACATCGAAACCGGCGTGTATAAAATGGTTAGCGATAATCTCCGAGGGCTGACAAGGATTCAGATCGCAGAGGCAACCGGGATGGAGGACAAAACGGACAACATCTTCAAAGGCGGCTATCTGCTGGATGAAATCATGCCATTTCTGGAAGAGAAGGGCATAGGCCAAACAATGGAATGGGATTCTGACAACCTGACCCACACATTCCGCCTATATAAAGGGCGTGACCTAACAAACGGCATCCACGCCATTGTATTTTCCGAGGAACAGGGAACAGCAAAAGACCTGGTTATCAATGACGATGATTCCACCTTTTGCAATGTGGCGTATGTGCAGGGAAGTCTTGGGGGCAAAGACAATACATTTGTCGTAATTGTCGGAGACGCTGAGGGCGACAACCGGCGTGAAGTGTGGTTTGAAACCGCAGTCAACCAAGAAAATGATGAATCAGTGGCCGATTGCAAAGAACGTGCCCGTGCCTATGGGCAAATGGAACTTGGAAAGCGTATCCGGCGAAAATCCTTTTCCGTGTCCATCGACCCGGAAGACCTGGGCAAATATTACGACCTTGGGGACATTGTGTCGTGCGTGTCTGCCCGGTTCGGCGTGTCCTTTAATGCCCGGATTACCGGTATTAAGTACACTCTTGACAACAACAAGACCCGGACGGAAATCCTTCTGGGTGACCCTATCTTGACAGCATTGGGGGCGATGAAATTAAATGGCTAATATCAAAAGTTTTCCCAACAATCAGGACGTTTTCATCGGCGCAGAAGATGTAATGCGTTGGCACCACGGCAGAACATCCGGCGTATTCGCCGCTGATGGCAATGCCGCTGTCCGTGCACTGTCTACCCCCGGCATGGCGGTGGAAGTCACAGATGGAACCGGCTGGATGACGAACGCCGGTGGAAATGGTGTGGTGTGGTGGATTGACAACGAAACGAAAGACGGAGAGAAGCTGAAACTTACCATTGACCCGGCAGACGGTGTATTAAACCGAATTGACCGGGTGATTGTGGAGTGGAAGACCACAAACTATGTGGACTATCCGGAAGTTAAAATCCTGAAGGGAACACCGTCCAGCACTGCGGCGGCTCCGGCACTGACAAACACTAGTATTGTGCGGCAAATCAGCCTTGCCAGAATCTCCATAGAAGCTGGTGCAACGCAAATCACAGCGGCTGCAATTACGGACGAACGCTTAGACACTTCCGTCTGCGGCATAGTGACCGAGAAAGTCAGCGTTGATACCGGCACCATGCAAAGCCAGTTTGCCACGATGCTGGCCGAAACAAAGGCGCAGGTTAACACCGTCCTTGACGATACCACGTCACAGGCACGGGGTGTGCTTGACGCAATCAACCAGGAGTTAACAGACCTGGAAGCCGGAACGGCGGTGGAGTTGAAGAAGCTGGTTTTTGTGAATACCACTGTCCCGGTATCGGCCTTTGTGTCTGATAACACATATCAGGATTTCCCCTTCCGGGCGGCGGTAACCCTGGAAAATGTGCTTTCGGCTATGATCCCAAGTGTGGCCTACAGTGTCGCCGCCCTGACTGACAATAATTTTGCACCGGTTGCGGAATGCTATAACGGCGGCGTGTACATCTATGCCGACAGCAAGCCCACGAACCCGGTCAAGATTGACACTATCATATGTTGGAGGGCGTGAGTTATGCACAGAGGCACAACACCCACGTTGACATTTACGCTCCCGTTTTCGGCGGAAAACGTCGATAATGCCTATATCACTTTTGCCCAGTATGGCACCGTGAAGATCGACAAGGCATTACCGGAGCTGGAATGTGACGGGAATAAAATCACCGTCCGGCTTACGCAAGCAGAAACGCTGTCTTTGCGGCACGATTGCGCCGTAGAAATGCAAATCAGCATTAGGGTGGGTAGCAATGTCATGCGGTCACAGATCATTTCCACGACCGTGGAGCGTATCTTGAAGGACGGTGAAATTCCGTGAGTTTTTCTGTTACGTTTGGCCAGACACCGGAATTCGCCGTGCAGCTTGATGGGGGAAACACTTTCGGGGCGGAATACGACGAAAGCTTTGCTATGTCATCTAGCTATAACGACCTAAAGGACAAGCCCACCCTGAACGGCAAGACGATTCAGGGAGCCATGGTAACGCTGACCGAAGGGGCCGTTAAATGGCTCATTGCGAAAGTCAAGGCGACGGCAACAGCAGCGGGGAAGAAATACAAGAATATTCAAATCCCGGTATCCGCATGGCGGGAAGAAGAAACCGAAAACGGTTATCACTATGCGGCAGATATCCAGGCCCAGGGCGTGACAGCGGACGAAGTTCCGCTTGTCATGTTCTCCGGGGATACTGGCGGACTGGAGACTATGTGTGTTTCGGGCGCTGACAAGGTGACCGTGTACGCCGACGCTATCCCAAACTACATTGTTACCGTGCAAAGCATAACCACATTATAGGATGGTGAAAATATGATTGGAATTACGAATGCAGGCGGCAGCGGTGCCGGGTGCAAGCTGACCGTTACGGCCCCCGTTGGTGCCGCTATCACCGTGACGAACACGGCGGGAAAGGTCAAAAGTAAGACTGTCGGGGCCAACGGCTTGGCGGTATTCCGGGGCCTGACAGAAGGGAAATGGACGATTACCATTTCCAACAGCACGGAAACGGCCAGCAAGACGGTGGAAATCAAAGAGAATTACAGCGCCGAAATCACGTTCTTCAGCGCAACCATCAACATTGCCTATCCGGCTGGCCTGGCCTGTACGGTCACGGACGGCGTGACAACCCTGAATGCCCCGGACACCAGCGGCACATGGGACTGCGTTGTGACGGAGGCGGGGCAGTGGACGGTGAAGCTGAGCACCGGCTTTGCGGAGAAGGTGACGGTTGGAGCCAGCGGCGAGAGCCATACGGTGAACAAGTGGTATGTGTACAAGGATGGAGATCAGTATACAGACCTAACCGGGGGATGGGTTAAACAATCAGGAACCGCAAGTATTACCTTTGGAGATAATATGATAACGATTGACTCCAAAACCTCTACAAATCAGCCTAAAGGAAGGGTTCATACCACCAATTCCATTAACCTTTCTGGGTTTACCAGTCTAAAGGCCAATATAACCATAAAACAGTATAGTGCTACGGTTAGTTCCGCTAGTGCTGGAGTACATAACTCCAGTGGAAAGGATTTGGCCAGTACATCCACAAAAAGTAATGCAATTGTATCAGTTGATATCAGTAGCATAGAGTCGTTATCTGAGATTCATCCGTTCTTCTATGAAAATGCGGCTAAGGCTAATTTGCTACAAATGTGGCTGGAGGTGTGACCATGACAATCTACATTGACAGTGATTTTCGGTGCCACACCGCAACCGCTGACGGGCTGACAGCAGTTGAGACGGATGCTTTTGACGGGATGTGTACCGCCTACATCGAGGGATACCGCTTTGTACCCGCTGGGCAGACCTGGACACGCCCGGACGGCGTAGTTTTCCGGGGCGAGATGGTATCACCCTGGAAGCCCTGGCGGGAGCTAGACGCCGCCCAGAGGGCCTATGAGCAGGAGCAGCTGGAAGCACTGGCCGCCCAGAATGCAGAGTATGAGGCGGCGCTGTCTGAAATCGAGGAGGCATTGAGTCTATGACGATTGAAGAAAGGAAAAACGCTATTTTAGCCAAGATTGCGGAAATCAAGGCCAGCGGCGACGAGGAACAGCTAAAAGAGCTAGACGAGGCCTACCAGAAAGGGGTGAATAGTCTGTGACCCAGGACGAACGGAAAGAAATTATGTACGCCCAGGGGCGGGCTAACGCCCTGAAACTCCAGGCGTCGGCCCCTACGATGACCGGCACAGAGCTTTACGCCGCTGACGGGGATATTCCCACCTTTGCGACGGCCAAGGCCAACAAGAACATGCTGGAGCGTTCGGCGGGCTTTGTGTGCCTGTCCCCGGCTGGCCGTGTGGTGCGGCTGCTACAGCCCTATGACAGCACCATCTACACCGCCGACCCGGAAGACCTGCCCGCCCAATGGGGCTTTGTGTGGTCTACTGACCCGGCTAAGGCCCTTCCATTCGTGGCTATTTCCACGTCACCCTACAATAAGGGCGACCGTTGCACAGACGGCGGCAAGACGTGGCGAAGCACCCAGAACGGCAACGTCTGGGCCCCTACGGCGTACCCCGCCGCATGGGAAGAGGTGGAAGCGTGAAACGTGCGGGGGAAGTAGCACTTCTGTTTCTGCTTTCGCCGTTCCTGTTGATCCTGTTGTCTATTGGCTTTATCGACCTAGCGCTACAGGGACGCAGAAAATAACGCAAAAGGGGGCCGGGAAACCGGCTCCCTTTATTTTTTAAGGAGAATTACTATGACTATCAAGCAAAAGCAAGCACTGCTTTGTTATCTTGGATACTACACCGGTGGGATCGATGGCAGCTGGGGGGCCGGGTCTATTGCGGCCACTAAGGCATTCCAGACAGACGCCGGTCTGACCGTGGACGGTGTGGCCGGGTCTGACACCGAAAAGGCCCTGAAAAATGCCGTCGCTAATGGGATGCCGGAGAAGAAGCAAGAGACCGTTTCTGACGGCTCCACGGCGGCCACAACCGGCACTTTTTGGGATGACGTCAAATATTTCAAGCGGGACGAATTCCGCTGTCCATGCGGCAAGTGCGACGGCTTCCCGGTAGAACCCAAGGAAGCCCTTGTCCGGCAGCTGGTAAAGATCAGGGAGCATTTCGGGGTACCTATCACCATTGTACCCCTACCGCCCGCAAACGCCCACGCCGGGGGCTCTGGCGTCCGCTGTCAGGCCTATAATGACTCGCTGCGGGGTAGCGTGAAGAACTCCCGGCACGTCCAGGGAAAGGCGGCTGATATCATCGTTTCCGGCTTCTCCGGCAGCGCCGTGAAAGCCTACTGTGATAGCCTGGTGAAATCCGGGAATCTGCGCTACTGCTACATCATCGGCGGCGGAAATTCCGTCCATGTAGATATTCTGTAACTTAAAGGGGGGAGGTCTAACGGCCTCCCCCTTTTTTGTTTAATCTTGTGTAATTGTATAAGTACATATTGCACTAGATAAATTGATAAAATTTGTCTATTCCGCCTATTGAATGTACTTGAACAATGGTATATAATAATACCAGTAAGGCAGAGGAAAACAACCTCTTATGAAAGGAAGTGAGGAATTGGACAGTATGACAACAGCAGAACTCAATCAGTATCTTGAAACCATTGCAAAGCTGATTGAAGCCACGGCCAAGAGCCCGGATGAAGCCGCCGAAATCGTCCGAGACAGTAAGGTTAAGGCATAAAAAGTAGCGGCCGCCCCGACAAGAACGCCGCTACTCCACCACAGAAGGTGCGCCGGGAGCCTTACCCCAGCCACCTTCATTTTATATCCAAAAGAAGAAAAAATCAAGGGGGAAAAACCAATGGGAACCGCTAGAACCAGGGCAAACAATAAATGGAATGCAAAGGCCTATGACAGGATCAATTTAATCGTGCCAAAGGGGTATAAGGAAACCATTAAGGCCTACGCTGAAAGTCGGGGGGAATCCATGAACGGTTTTATTTGTAAGGCCATAGAACAGGCCATGGAAAAGGAAAAAGAAAGCCCCTAAAGGGGCAGCCCGAAAAGAAGTGCGGTTGGCAAGTTTTCGGGGCTCCTTTAGGGGGAAGGCCGGCATAAAATCCCGCTATGGTTTAGCCGAAGGTTTAGAGTTATTCTGCTACTAATCGTATAACGTATAATTTGACTATAATTTATCCTCCTTTACTTTTTTTGCCGCAACATAGATTAGCTTTGCAACGGAAATTGCGATAAAAAAGACAGCTAGTTTATAAATCATGCTTGACGCTGAAGCAGAAAAGGAGTATAATCCGGGGTGGATGGGTTTCCACCCACCCCAGATATTTCGCTATAGCTTGCTTACGAACAGTAAAACAATGCCAACAAGTAGGTCCATTAGGGCGCTCAAGAGGATGGTTGCGACATCCGGCGCTTTTTTGGGCCTGTCCTTTTTCTGCCCCATAGCTTTCTGCCCCCTTTCACCAGATTCTGACGTCATTATAGTATATGGTTAAGCATATGTCAAATGCGAATATTATACAAAAGTTAACCATATATTTTATCTATTTTATATCTGGTCAATCCTATATATCTGTGTTAAAATGTATACAATAAAAATTGGGGGTGAGATAATGCCAACAGACGCACAAAAACGGGCGTCGGCCAAGTACCAAAGAACAAGGATTTCAAGCCTAGCTTGTAGAGTGAAAAAGGATCAAGCCGAAAAATTCAAGGCATATTGTGTTAGCATTGGCAAAACGTCAAATGCCGTTATCCGTGATTATGTTTTTGAGTGTATCAAGGAAAAAGAAAACGGGCAATAAGGCAACGAACAAAAATGGAGGGGTGTTTCCCCTCCATTTTTTACTTTTTATAGATTTTATATGTTCGACCTGATTTTTCACGAGTTATCACGTTTCCTTGTTCAAGGTTCCGTAATAGCTTTGATATGTCATCCTTTATAATAGGATCGAACATTTTTATTAAGTCCGTCTGAAGTATTCCGTCATTTTCTACTATCTTTCTCATTACTTCAGGCCCGATATTTTTCAGTAGTTCTTCACGCTTAATAAGTTCAGGCGCTTGTTGCTTCAATTCCTGGTATTCTGCAAACTGTTTGTTGTACCACTGCGTTTCAATGATATTTTCGCAGAACCACTTAAAGTGGCATTCCCCTGATTCCTTGCATAAAACAGCAATATGGCTTATTTCATCAAAATATTTCCGGTACGCTTCTATTTTTTTAGTAGTTGTTGTAGCGGTGTAAACATCTCTCCATAGTGCATCAATTTTTTGATTCTGTTCGTCAACAAAATCCTTGTAATACGCAACCCAACCAAACGGCAATTCCCCGTTTGGTGTCAGCCTTTGCAAATCTTCACCGAAAGAGTTTTTTCCTTTTTCAACCTTTCCGCTGATAACCTCTGAAGAAACGAGAATATTTGCAATTTCGCCTAAATCGTCCGCCTTTTCCGAGCTGGAAACTACTCGCTCTGCATCGTTCTTGTTTGTAACATGCCTGGTTGTATGCTTTTTCTTAAAAATGTCAAATAGCCCCATGAAATCCCCCCTATGACAAGTTAATATGTTCATAGTAACTTTACAATTCAGAAAAGCAACAACAAATAGGGAACAATGTGATTACAAAAAGACACGCCCTGCCAATTAAGGCAAGGCGTGTTTTCTGGTTTGGACGAAAACCATTCCTATGACGGTAATCATGTTCGGATTTGCGTCCAATGGTGACCCGTACGGGAATCGAACCCATGTTACCGCCGTGAAAGGGCGGTGTCTTAACCGCTTGACCATGGAGCCTTGCCAGCTCCCCGAGTAGGGCTCGAACCTACAACAACTCGGTTAACAGCCGAG